TGACCCAGGTCAGCCGGAATCCCCCGCCGCCATCTGGCGCCCGCACCGCCTCTTGCAGCGTCAGGCGCCGGTTCAGGACCGGCCGCCTCATGCCCGGCCTCCCCGGATCCGGATCGCCCGCCAGCGGTCCAGAAGCGCCATCACGCCAAAGGGCAGCCCCGCCGCGCCGTCACCCGTCGCGTGGCGATGCTCATGAAAATGCGCCGCCAGCAGCAGCACGGCCTGCCCCAGGTCCGCTGGCACCGCCGCCCAGGGCCCGAACCCCGCCGTGAACGTCACCTCGGCCGTCCCGCCCTCGGGCACCGACGGAAGGTAGCTTCCCGCCCCGGTCAAGCAGGGCGCGTGCGTGTCGCGCACCAGCAGGTACGCTGTCGGCGCCACCGCCGTTGTGCCACCTGCCCGGTCCCGGATCACCAGCGCCGCCACCGCCTGCACCGGCGCCAGCGGCAGAACCGCCCGCATCGCGTCCCGCCAGCCCTCAGTCGCCCACAGGAAATCCCGCGCGATCAGCGCTTTGCCCGTGTGCCCTTCGACCGCCGCCAGCGCCGCCCGCAGATAGGTCTCAAGCAGGCCATCCTGCACCGCATCGTCCGAAAACCCGCTTCCCATCCGCAGATGATCGCGCAGCACCTGAACCGGCAGCGCCGCGCCCGGCACCGCCGCAATCTCCGTAAGCGTCATTGCTGCCCTCCACCTGTCATCCTGCTGCGCATCGCGCCGTCACTGCGGCACGGGCCGGTTGCGCAGGGCCCACCCTGCCCCGCCAACCGGCCCGCACCGCACCTCCCGGCAGCCCGCCCCCGCGCCGGCTGCCGTCAGGCTTTGCCTCAGCTCACCGCGAACTTCAGCAGCTTGATCGCCGCAAAGTCGCTCACGTCGCCGCCCACGCGCTTGGATGCAAAGAACAGCACGTTCGGCTTGGCAGAGAACGGGTCGCGCAGGATCCGCAGGTCCGGGCGCTCGGCAACCGTGTAGCCCGCCGCAAAGTCACCGAAGGCCAGCGCATAGGCGTTCGCCGCGATGTCCGGCATGTCCTCGGCCACCAGGACCGGATAGCCCAAGAGACGCGCCGGCTGCTCCATCGCCAGCCCGTCCGCCCAGAGGAACCGCCCGTCCGCGTCCTTCATCTTGCGCACCGCGCCCGCCGTCTTCGAGTTCATCACGAAGCTCGCATTCGCCCGGTAGGACGCGTCCAGCGCATAGACCAGGTCGATCAGGCAGTTGGCCGGGTTCGCCGCATTGAAGTCGCCCGCGGCACCCGTCGGGATATAGCCAAGCGATCCCCAGGCCCAGGTGGCATCGGCGACCTTGTTGTAGGTCAGGAAACCCTTCGGTTTGTCGACGCCGTCGCCGTTGACAAATGCCGCGGCCTCCGCGCGGACGAAGCGGTTCGCGATTTTCTCGGCAAGCCAGCCTTCGACGTCAAAGGCCGCGTCGTCCAGCAGACGCTGCGACGCCTTCGGCATCGCCGTCAGCTCGTGCAGCCGGATCGAGATGCGCTCGATCACCGGCGTCGCCGTTTCCGTCGCCGCCGCCGTCTCGGTCGCCCAGCCTGTGCCCACGTCCGTCCGGTCGACGATCACGTCAAAGCTGATCGCCTCGACATTAACCACCGACGCGATCGCCCGCAGCGACGCCGTCGACTTCTGCACCGACCGGATCCGGTCCGCCATTTCGGGCGCGACCAGAAAGCCGCCATCCGCGTTCACTGCCGTCGACAGCGCCTTGCCGTCCAGCACAAGGCCGCGCAGGCCGTCATCATCCCCCGACCGCAGATAGGCCGCAAAGGCCTTCTGGTGCGGCGCGCCGGTCTCGGCCACCGAAGAAAGCGCCGGACGTCCGGCCGAAAGTGTCTTGCGATCCAGCATGGTCAGTCGCTCATCCTGTTGTTGCAGCCTCGCCTTCAGGTCATCCTGAAAGCCCTTGAATTCGCTCAGAAGACCGGCCATCGCCGCCTGTGTCTCCTCGCCCGGCCCCGAAGGCGCACCTTCTCCGGCCCGGGCCGTCGCCCCGGTTGTCGTCATGCCCATCACCTCAGTCAGGTTGCCCCCGCCCGCGCCTCAGCGCAGGGCGGCCATCATCCGGCGCGCGGCCGCCACGGCCTCTGCCAGATCCCTCAACGCAGCGGCCTCCACCGCCGCCCCGCCTTTCGCGCCGACCCGCGCCTCGGGCAGCATCGGAAAGGTCACAAGCGACACCTCCCACAGCTCGAGTTCGCGCAAAAGCCGCCGCCCCTTGCCATCCTTTTCCGCCTTCACTGTCCGGTAGCCGATTGACAGCCCGTCGATCGCGCCCGCCCCGATCAGCGCCGCCGCTTCCCGCGCCCGCGCCACATCCGGCAGAAGCCGCCCCTTGACGTAAAGCCCGCGCGCATCCTCGCGCACCTCGTCCCAGACCCCGATCGGCTCGGCCGGGTCATGCTGCCACAGCATCTTCACCCGCTCGCCTTGTCCCGCCCGGCGCGCCAGCGACCCCGCATAGGCCCCCGCCGCCACCACGTCCCCGCCCTGGTCCGCCACGCCGAACAGCGACGCATAGCCCTCGATCCGCATGCCGCCCGCGCCGGCGTCGGCCGTCACCACGACATCGCTGCCCAGCCGCGCCACCTTTGTCTCCAACTCGAATTCGGTCCGCATTCCGCCCTCCAACCGCCTCAGCCGCCCGGGCTGAAATGCATGATCGACTGCGCCGCCTCGGTCAGCATCACGCCGACAACGCCGAAGATCGTCGCCCAAAGCCGCTTCTCGACGCCCTCGATCAGCTCCTCGATCCGTTCGAGCCGCTTCTCCACCGTCGCGAATTGCAGCTCCATGATCCGCTCGTTCGCCTCGACGCGCGCCTGATGCGCAAAGTCGAAGGGCTCCTTCAGGAACCGCGACCCCGGCGACAGCGCCGCCATCTCATGTCCCCTCCATACGCGGCGGCAGCCCCAGAAGCGCCCGCTTCTCGGTTTCCGTCAGGAAATCCGCAGCCCCGATCCGCGCCCATTGCTGGTCGCGCTCCGACGCCAGCGCCGGCACCTGATCCAGATCAGGCTTCAGCTCCACCTCGACCCCCGCCCAGGTCGAAAGCCAGTACCCCACCGCCGCTGTCACCCGCGTCGCGAGCGGCAGCACCGTCAGCCGGTAAAACGCCCGGTGCGCTTCCTGATAGTTCGCGAAAGTCGCCTCGCCCGGGATCCCGATCAGCATCGGCGGCACGCCGAAGGCCGTCGCGATCTCGCGCGCCGCTGCTTCCTTGGTCTTCTGGAACTCCATGTCGCTCGGGCTGAAACCCATCGGTTTCCAGTCGAGCCCGCCTTCCAGCAGCATCGGGCGCCCGGCGTTCCGCGCCCCCTGATGGTGCGCCTCCATCTCGCTCACCAACCGGTCGTACTGGTCCGCCGACAGGTGCGCCTGGCCTTCGGCACCCTTGTAAATGATCGCCCCCGACGGCCGCGCCGCATTGTCCAGAAGCGCCTTCGACCAGGCGCTCGCGCTGTTGTGCACATCCAGCGCAGTCGCCGCCGCCTGCAACGGCGACAGCCCGTAGTGGTCGTCCTGCGGATGAAACGACTTGATGTGACAGACCGGATCGACCGGCCCCGCCATGTCGAAGCGGTGCGTCCGGCCCGCCACCGTGTAGTCATAGGCCACCGGCCAGCCATCCGCCCCCGGCACCACATTCATCCGGTCCGACCGCAGCACGTGCAATTCGCGCGGCAACGCCCCGCTCACCCGCTCTCCCACAGCCTCGAGATAGCCGTTCCCGCTCAGCAGGAGTTGCCCGTAAAGCGCCTCGAACAGCTCTGCCCGCCCCTGCGCCGCGTTCGGCCGCGCCACCAGGTCAACCAGCGGATGCACCTCATAGCGCCGGTCACGGTCCTGCACGACCAGGGGCAGCGCCGCCGCCGCCTCGGCGATCAGCTTGACCGCTCGGAAGCCGACCGGATTGCCCGCGAACCCCGCCCGCGTCAGGCTGACGACATCGCGCGGGCTCCAGGCCACGCGCCCCGACGACCCCCAGGCCACGACGCGTCCTGCCGCGCTTGCCTTGCGTTCTGGCACCGCCACGCCCGCCTTCCCACCGGCCCGTTCCCCGGCCCGCCCGAAGATGTTCCACGCCATCCGCACATCCCTTCCGCCCGCGCGCGGCATAGAACCCGCCGCAGCCTGCCCATCCGTTCCCGTCAACTCGTCCGACCGACCCTGCCGCCGCCGCTACAGCGTCCGCATCTTCGGCAAGGCCCAGGCCCGCGCCGGCAGGATCATCAGCTCGGTCAGCGCCCAGACCAGCGCGTCCACCCGGTCCGGGCTGCCCTTGCCCAGAAACCCCCGTGTCGTCATCTGGCACATCTGCTCCTCCAGATCCGCCAGACCCCGCCCGTGATGCACCCGCCCCTGCTCGTAAAGCGCCGCCACCGGTTCCGCCCGCACTTCCTTGCGGTCCACCGCCCGCACCGCCTTGTAGGGGATCAGCCCGTCCTTCGTGCGCAGCATCGCCTCGACCAGCGCGCCCCCCTGATTGACCTCCGCCACGATGCGGTCGGCCCCGTGCCGGCGCAGCGCCGCCACCGCTGCTTCCGCCCAGACGTCCGGATGCGCCGCGCTCACCGTCTCGTCCGCGATCACCCAGGCCCGCCAGTCCTGCGGCGGCCCCTCCGTCAGCGCGCCGACCACCACGATCCCGCAGTCGTCTGACGTCCGGTTGCCCGTCATCGGCGGATCGACCGCGACCACGATCCGGCTCAGCCGGTCCGGCCGTGGCGCCCGCGCCGCCTCGATCACCGCGCTCGTCCAGAGGGCGCCCTCCGCGTCCTCGACCAACACACCCTCAAGCTCTTGCCGCCCAGTCCGCGTTCCGCCGTACAGCGCCGTCACCTCCTCGAGGAAGGACGGCGCAAGGAAAGCCCGGTTCGCCGCCGTCGGCGCCTGCGTCAGAACGGTCGAGGGACTGATAAGAATGTCCTTCAGCACCGCCACGTTCTTCGGCGTCGTCGTCACCACCTGTCGCGGGTCCTTGCCCAGCCGCAGCGCGAACTGCAGCATCGTCCAGGTCTCGTCCGCCCGCTTCCATTTCGCCAGTTCGTCAACCCAGGCCCCGTCGAACTGCGGCCCGCGCAACGAATTCGGGTCATGCGCCGAAAACACCTGCGCCACTGCCCCGTTCGGCCAGACAAGCTGCTTGCGCGTCGCCTCCCAGTCCGGCCGGCGATCCGGCGGCGATGCGGCCAGGATGCCGCTCTCGCCCATCACCATCACTTCCCGTGCCTGGTCCACCGTCTCCGCCACCAGCGCAATCCGCCGGCACCGCCCCGGATCGCCCGGCCGCGCGCCCTCGACCTGCGCACGCACCCAT